GCCGTCGCGGTCAGCGTATCCGTGGACGTGAGAGCGGCCAGACCGCGGACGATGAGAGTAGCCGTCGCGGTCAGCGTATCCGTGGACGTGAGAGCGGCCAGACCGCGGACGATGAGAGTAGCCGTCGCGGTCAGCGTATCCGTGGAAGTCAGGGATGCAACACCCGCCACGCCTTGTAGGACTGTCCCTGTCGCAGCCAGGGTCGTCGTGGAAGTCAGGGACGCAACACCGTCGTACGAGTGCCACTCGATGAACAAGAGCGGGACGTAAGGTTGATCGGCTAACCCACTCTTGAAGTTGCAGAACAGGTTCGCCGCGACTGCGGTCGAGTGCATATGAAAGCAGACCGGGATACCGTCGGCTGACAGTCCAGAACCGCGCGAAGCCTGATTGCTACCGACACCCGTGTCGTTCCAGTAGGATTGGAAATGAGCTAGTAGGCCAGGAACAATATGGGTTCCCGAGTAACCTTCCGCGACCGAGATTATCGTATTCTCCGCTACGTTTCCGGCCATGTGGACATTGATCGTCCACGCCGATGCGTCGTCCCACCAGAGAGTGTTAGTTATGGTAACGCCGCCATCGGCATACGGCTTTGGGACTGCCGTCCTGTCTGCGTACCCAACGAATCCGTCCGAGTCGTCCCACGTTCCGTCGCGCCGGAGGAGCCCACCCTTGACCAGATACGTCGAACCGGTTCCGGTCGGACCTTTGGAAAGATAGGCGACGCGGATCTTGTCAATGATCGCACCTTCCGGCATGTTAGGTTCGAACTTGGAATAACTTCCGTGAAGCTGGTACGCCTTCCCACTTTGAACCTGACCCATAAGGCAAGCGGCGTTATAGGGCGAACTTGCACCAAGGTCGTTGACGAGCTGGATCGACATCGTTGCGGAGTGGGCGGGCACGGTCGACTGATGCGGCCACGCTTCGAATATCTCTTCGAGTCCCACGAGGGCTACACGTCAGGGTCGAGTGGTGGCTCGATGTCAGGCGGAGCAGCCGCGATGCCTTTGCGACGGTATCGAATATGGGTGTCCGGCTCGGCGGAACCGGGGCCACCCAGCACATCGAACTCCGTGCCGAGCTGGGTAAAGTTCTCGATGATCGAAGGGTCTGCCAATACGGCAGCTTCGACTTCTTTCGGTAGTCGGAAATCCCATTGCACGATGTCGAGGATCTTCCCATTGCGAAGTGGGAGATCGTTATTCAGTAGGAAGCGGGTGCCGATCGCGTTCGTCCTAGCCCGTGTGAAGTCTGGGTGCTTCGGCGTTGCCGTTGCCATGAAGACGCTCGCCTCGATTCGATCCCCAACGCGCCGCTCGATCGTGATGTTAGAAAACGGCACACCACCGATCCATTCGTTCGTCGTCAGGTCACGACACGCGAGAAACGCCTGAGCCTTGATGCGAAGCGGATCCGTGATGTATTCGCGATCTCGCCCTTCGTCTTCGAACTCCTCCAGAGTCAGCCCTGGGTTATTGGCAACCGCACGCGCGTACCGGGCTGCCCGTCGTATCACTCGGCGGTCGTCCGATCCGTCGAGCGGATGGCAGGGCGGAAGGTTGCCGGGGAGCTGCGCGAGTCGCCTTCGCTGCTGGTCGCACCACATATCGAAGACAATTTGCTGTTGGCGCGGAGCGAGGTCGCGCATATCCGTGTAGCGGCGGTTGAGCCGTGGAATCACGAAGGGCTCTATGATCGCGATCGTATCTCTCGGCACGTTTCCCCGTCCCTTGTCCTTGGCTTTTTTGTCCTTGGGCTTCTTGTCCTTGGACTTTTTATCTTTCCCGCCCATGACATGCCTCTTACGACATCGTTACCACCAAAGCGCCCACGCCAAACTGGAATACCTCGGTAGCGGCGACAGCGATAGGAGCGGTCAACGCGCCGTGGTAGAGTAGGTTCCCGACAGTTAGCGCGTCAAAAATACCAACATGCGTGATCGTCCCCCAACCTCCGGCCCCCGCTTGCGGAAAAGTAATCGTACTCGCATTCGACGCCGTTCCCGCCACAGCGGTTACCGTCCAATCAGCTGTTACGATAACTCGAGCGTAGGCCACTCCGCCCCCGTCGGACACTTCATTGCCAAGACCGCCCGTGTCGTCCGGTCCCGGTGTCGTGAACAGCGCAACATACGTGCTTGCTGGTTCCGCATACGGAATGGAGTTCAGAACTGCATTCAGAACCGCCGCCTCTAGAAAATCTGATGCTGCCATAACTGTCTCCTACCCTTGTCCCGGCATCGTCGCCAGTTTTGCTTCTAGCTCGGACGTGTCCTCGCCGTCAGCCTTTTTCTTGTTAATCTCGGCTCGCACGAACTCTTTGTCCAAACTCTGCTGGAAGCCGGGGCTCATGGGCGGGAGACCGCGCCACCCCTTACTTCGGTACTGCATCATCTTTCATATCCTCGTTGGGGTCGTTGCTGGCCATCAAACTAACAAGGGCGGTCAGGTCGATCTCCTTCGCAGGAGACAAGCCCATGATCGATCGAATCTCGTTGATCGCCGGATCGTCAGGAGCCAGCATCGCACCAGCTGCGGACATGGACTGCAGGGTAGCTGCCATCGCTTCAATGTCCTGGTACGCGATCTGCGCGGTCCTGAACTTCGGCATGAGCTTCACGTCCCACCCGTTGATGCGGAAGAGCGTCTTGATGACGTCGTTCTGCATCGCCCATCGAATTTCGCCCAGAGAGCTGTCGACCATGAGCGCAAAGTTGTCGCTCTTCTGCTTCGACATCGCGAAGGAGCCCGCACTGGTGGAACCAAGCATCAGCTCTTCGACGCCCATGATCCGCGCCATCTCCTGATTGAGGCGCTCGATTGCAGTTGCGACAGCCACCGCGGAGTCTGCACTGCCCGACGTCATCGTCTCGATGTCCCACTGGCGGTTGGCTGTCGGAGTCTGCTGCTCACCGGTTCCCGCGTAGACCGCGGAATCCAACATGAGCCCAGAGTTGGGGCGGCGGGCGTGGTCCGTCAGGAATCCGATCAACGCGGAGGTCGCTGCGACGGCCTGCTCCTCTGTGATCTTGCCCGCGGTCACGTTCATTTGGATCTGCTGGAGGGGCGCGCGAATGATCGGCACACCCTGGAGATCCATTTCGTAGCCGTAGGTCTCGAGCCGCTGCAACTCTGCGAGCGTTTCAGCTGGCTTGGTCAGTTGGCGGAGAATCCCGAGACCCTCAGGTGTGTCAGCCAAGGCATCGTCCACAACGTAGATGGTCTTGGAGCGAGGTAGGTAGGTGAACTCGAAGTTATTCGGGTTCTTCTGCACGCAGCCAACGACGTTGCCGTCGGCCTCCGTGTCCCACTGCTCGATTGTGTTTTGTGGACGCGAAGCGATATCGAGCAGACCGAATGATCCGTCCTCTTCTCGCTTCGCCGTCCACTCCTGTACCGAGAATCCGTAGAATCGGTACATACCTGCTGTACGGATGACGCGGGACCAAGGTCGCCGCAGTCCGTGCATGATCTCGAATACCTGATCGGACATGCGTTTTGCTTCGTCCGTATCGTCGGCCGGGTCCAACGTCCAGCTGGCTTTGGCCAGGAGGTTGAGGTAATAGCGCGCGCCCGCGGCGATGATCGACGTATTCGCAATCATGTCGGCCCAGGTCACATAGCGCTGCTGCCCCTGCAGCCGCGTGTTCTTTTCATCGCTTTGGACGTATCCACCCACGACGCGGACGCCCGACGTCCCTCGAATGCCCGTTGGGTTCGGGTTCTCGGTGCGGGAGACTTCGCGGGGCGCTCGCGCACCACTCAGAAATTCAACGGCCATCTAGACTCCTCGGTTGAGTGGGATGATCATCGGCGCTGCGCCGACGACTGCGATCTTCTGCATCGTCAAGCGCATCATCGCGCGCGACAGTGCATCGGCCTGATCCTTGTACTCACCGTTGGGAAATAAGCATAGCTCATTGACGAGCGAGTCGTTCCATGGGGCTCGGACCAGATACAAGTTGTGAGCCTCGCACTGCGCCATCGCCGGTCGCGCGCGCTGCTCCTTCGATCCCGACTCTGGGCTCGACCACGCCTCGTAGCCTGCGAGCGAATCGATGAAGCTCGATTTCTGGAATTTCCCGGCCTGACCAGGATCCTGCGGGATATCGACCTGGACGGCGTGCCCATCTGCCATAGTCGTGTCGAGCAGCGCCTGTTCCACTGCGTACGGGCTCAGCTTCTCGCGGAGCACGTCGAGGATCACAAATCCGCCCTTGAACCGACCGAGCTTCAATCCGACGGTATACGGGCTCTTTTTCCGATTCGAGCCGGCGAAATCCCATCCGCGCACGATCTCGCGGCATTGCGGCGCGATATCCAGGTACTGGAAGTCCGCGCGGCGGAATGCGCCACCCCCGCGAGGCGCCGGTCGCTGTTGGAGCTGGCCAGCCTCCGCGTAGGAGCCTCCCCACGACTGGAAGGCCAGCTTCAGCTCTTCGACCGATTCGAACGAGAATCGATCTGGCCACAGCAGCTCATCCTCGATGACCCTCCAATCCTGGCACCAGACCAGCTTGAATTCGGGCGCCCAGTTGGCGGGCACGCGCGTCAGCTCAGATCCGTCGGCCACGTTCCGGCGCTCTTCCAGTTCGTCTTCGGTCAGCCACTCAGGAAGCGCCATTCCCTCTGTGATGAATTTGCAGCGGCGCTCGGGCGGGACGTCCTTCCTGGGCACGACCGAGAACGACCGGGTCCGCGATTCGAAGTTCATCGGCAAGCAGAGGTGCTCGTAGTCGAGTTCTTTGGAAAGGATCAATCCACTCACATCGCGCTCGTGGATGCGCTGCATGATGACGACTATCGCCGACTTCGATGGCTGGTTGAGACGTGTGGGTAGCGTTTCAGAGAACCATCGGAGGGCATCCTCTCGAACAACCTCGGATTCCAAATCCCTGACAGCATGAGGATCATCAAGAATGATACGATCACCACGATGGCCAGTGAGTCCACTGCCAGTAGACGAAGCCTGCCGCCAACCCGTGCGATCGTTCTCGTACCGTACCTTCGCATTCTGATCTCCCTTGAACTGCCACAGCTCGCCCCAGTTCTCCCGATACCACTCGGACAGCGCCAGATCGCGCGAGCGGATGTGATCACGGATCGGGAGCGCCTGATCGTACGCGCAGGTGATGTAGCGATACGTGGGCAGCTTACCGGGGCCCCACTCGTACATCGGCCAGAACACCGAGGTCGACATCGACTTGGTACACCCAGGCGGCACGTTGATCAGCAGCCGGCGGATCTCGCCATCGGTCACCGCCTGGAGGTGTTCGCAGATCGCTTCGACCGCGTTTCCGTAAACGAAAGCCGCACCCGGCTCGAGCGCGTGCCACCCGGCCTTCATGAACTCCAACAGGCTCGCGGCAGCATCGGCCTTGTCCAACTCGCGCTGAGTGGACATCGGGTCGCGCAGCAGCGGGATCAGGAGTTCGAGGTCGAGGCTCATCGAGGCACCAAGCGGCAGCGAATGTGCTCGAGCCACTCGTGGAATTGCTGGTCTTCCAGGAAGCTTCGAACGACCTTGGCATCGTTGATGATGATCTGGTCGAACTGATGGCCGGCAAGTGCGTTGCCGATCGTCGAGAAGCGCATGATCCCACCCTTGTCGTTGGTGATCGTTTGGGCGTTGTGGCGGGTCAGCTTGAAGTCGGGATCGAACTCCTCGATGTTTTCGATGGTCTGGCGCATCAGCCAAGATGCGTGTTCACCGCGGAAGGTTGCGACATGAATCTTGTGCTCGGGAGCGTTGTTGGTCGTCCACTTGGCCGCGGTCCACCATGTGGCGAGGTAATCCAAGGCGAGGTCTTCGTGGCAGATCGCCATCTGGTCGTTGTGTCGGAATTCAATGTCCAGGTCGATCTGGTTATCACTCGGGAAGCTGAGACGAGGGCGCTTCGATTCTACGAATTTTTTTATGGAATTTTGGCGATTCATTTTTTAGAATTTTCCTATCGATTGGCGTAACGCAAATGCGCAGTCTGCACGCAACAAGCTAGCAATTCTCACGCAAGTTGCACATTACTTGCTTGTTAGCTGCGCATTTTGCCTATTCCCTGCACACTACATACACATGCATTGCATATGAGTTGCGTATGTTGCACATGAGTTGCAACTAATTTGCACATTACATGCTGCCTTGCTGCCTATGTTGCACCCCACATGCTTCTAAGCTGCACCCTATTGCACTCCTGTTGCGCATGCTTGCAACATAGTTGCACATAACATACATATAGCCTGCTCCTTACTTGCCTACGTTGCACACTACTTGCATTCATCATGCTAGAAGGTGCTTGTGTGATGCACTCTCCATGCCCATATGCATGCCTGTTGCATGTTTGCTTCTAGAAGGTGCTAGCAGGTGCGTGCTGCATGCATGCCCCTTGCCTATAGGTGACCCC